AAGCCGCTGACAAGGCCAAGGAACAATTAGATGCAATAAGTCCTACAATGTGCTATGCAAAGTGGACGCAAGTTTCTATGCACCTTACTAACGGCATGACTCACAGTTGCTATCATCCACCAACACACAAAATAGATTTAAAAGAGTTAGAAACTAATCCTTCGGCATTACATAATACAAAAGAAAAGAAAGAACAACGAAGAATGATGTTAGCAGGTGAGCGACCAGAAGGGTGTAGTTACTGTTGGCGTATAGAAGATGTAGGTGGAAGAAGTGATAGAGTATATCGAAGTGGAGAGTACTGGGCACAAAATGCCAGAGAAGAAATAGCAGAAGCAGGTGCTGACGGAAACATCAATCCACGTTATGTAGAAGTAAACTTTAATCAAGCATGTAATTTAAAATGTAGTTACTGTTCACCTCATTTATCAAATAGTTGGGAAAAAGAAATAAAAGAACATGGACCTTATCAAATTGTAGATGGGGAACATAATAATATAGAAAGTTTAGACAGAGGTGGATTGATGCCACCTAAACTGTCACAAGCAGACAATCCATACGTTACTGCATTTTGGAAATGGTGGCCTGAGTTATATAAAAACTTAGAAGTTTTTCGTATGACAGGGGGCGAACCATTAATGGATAGTAATACATTTAAAGTATTAGACTATGTATATACTAATCCAAATGCTTGGCTTGAAATGAGTGTAACATCGAATATGTGTCCACCTAAGCCGGTGTTAATGGACAAGTTCATCGAATCGCTACAGAAATTAGAAGAGATACAAATATGGGAGGACCCGGAAAAGTTTAATCCAAACTCAGGGAATAACTGGTATGTAGCACCAGCATGTAAGAACTTCGCAGTATTTGTAAGTGTCGATGGATTTGGTCCACAAGCAGAATATATGCGTAACGGTATGGACTTTAAAATGCTACAAGACAACGTACAGCGAATATTAAGTGAAACAGATAATACAACTATTACTTTTATTAATACATTCAATTCGCTTAGTATGACAAGTCTAAAAGATTATTTACAATGGATTTTAGAACTTAGAGATCAATATGCCAAAGATGTACAAGGAACAAAATATATTCCTGTACCAGACAACGGCGGACATAAACATTGTGATTATGAAATAAGACCTAAGCAGAGAATATGGTTTGATATACCGTTATTAAGAGCACCATTATGGCAATGCATACAAGTAATGCCACAGCATTATGAAGACTATTTAGAAGAATGTATTGCTTTTATGGAGTTAAATCAAGCAGATGAAGTAAATATAGACTATAGAGGTTTTAAAGATTTTGAAATAGACAAAGTAAGACGTAATTTGGCCTGGATGAAAGAAGGCCGTAAAATGTCACAAGAAGAACTAACAAAAGCAAGAGCAAATTTTTACAAATTCTTTACGCAACACGACACTAGAAGAAACACAGATTTCTTAGCAACATTTTCTGAAATGGAAGACTGGTGGAATATTTGTAAAGAAGCAGACGCATTGCTATAAAGGAGAAAAGATGAGTAAAGGTAGACAACCGAATGAATCATTTGATGACTATAGAAGAAGAGTAATTGACCCGATATCAGATTCGTTTTGTGGTGCTAAATGGTACAATGCAACTATTTGGCTAGGACACGGAGGCACAGCAAGTTGTCACCATCCTCCTGCACATAACATTGATAAAGAAGAAATAAAAACTAATCCAAGTGCTATTCATAATACTAGGCACAAAAAGAAAATGCGTCAAATGATGTTAGAAGGCACAAGACCTAAAGAATGTGAGTATTGCTGGAAGATTGAAGATATGGAAAAAGATGCTGACGGCAGTAGACCTGTCAGTGATAGAACTTTTAAAACACATATCTATAGTGATGCAGAATTGCAACGAATTGCAAACATGGACCCAGCAGACGATGTAAACTTAAAAACTTTAGAAATCGCATTTGATAGAACATGTCAGTTTGCATGTAGTTATTGCAATCCAGCATTTAGTACAACATGGGTAAAAGACATTAGAACAAATGGCGGTTACTCTAATATCAGAAGTGATGCTAGAGGACACTTTATTGATGATGCTCCGTATGCCGACCCTTTTGAAAAAGGAGATGAAAATCCATATGTGAAAGCATTTTGGGACTGGTGGCCTGAACTAAGTTTAGAATTAGACGAATTAAGAATTACAGGCGGCGAGCCTACAATGAGTGCTAGTGTTTGGGGACTATTTGATTGGTTCAAAGAAAATGCAGAAAGCCATCCTAATGCAAAGAAAATGCGTTATGCAATTAACAGTAACTTAGGTGCAAAGGATACACTAATAACAAAACTTGCAGAAGCAACTCAACATGTTGAAAGATTCCATTTATATACAAGTGGAGAGGCGTTTGGTGCTCAAGGAGAATACATTAGAGACGGTTTAGAATTTAATCAATTCAGACAAAATTGTGTTAAACTTTTAAGAGATGGTAAGATAGAAGGCTTCCATATGATGATGACTATAAATGCTTTATGTTTAGACAGCATGGTAGAATTTTTAGATTGGATGCTAGAACTCAAAAGAGAGTTTGGACATAACAAACCTAGTTTCAGTGTAAACATATTACGTTTTCCTAGTTTCCAAAGTGCATTAACATTACCAGATCATTTAAGAACCAAGTACCACGATCAATTATTAGCATGGCATAGAAAAGTGCAAGAAAAACAAGAATTAGATGGTACAGGCAGAGCATTAGTTCAAGACTGGGAAGCAGATCAATTAAGCAGACTAATAGAATATTTAGACGTTGTTAAAACACCACACAGAAATACTGCTGATAGAGATAAACTAGAGCATGACTTTAGAGTATTTTATGAACAGTATGATCAAAGAAGAGGCAAAGACTTTAGAAAAACATTTCCTAATTTAGTAGAATGGTATGATAGTTTAGAAGTAATACCACTAGATGTAGAAGAGGAAGACATACAAAAGCCTAAAGGTGATCGTGCTGTAGAAATATACGCACACAGAGAAGTTGACGAAGACGGTGTAGTACAAGTAATAGAAGTACGTGATAGAAAAGATAGACGCAAAACAGGAGAAAGTCAAGACGATTACGATGATGACAAGTATGCTGATGAACCTGACTTTAAAAAGAAAGCAGGTAGTAGTATAGGTTGGGACACAGACAATGACGGACTTGGCGGACAATAGAACTGTAGATTACCAACTTGATAAAAAATCAATAGGTAACGAAGTTTTAATAGATGGTAAAATCATTCCTAGTGATTTGCGTGAAATTTATCAAGACATTGTAGCCAGACGTTTTGAAATATATCCACATGCAGATACCACAAGTGAATTAGATTATAACTATCCAAGTTTTGACTGGGCAAGTTATCATGAATATACTTGTATAGAGGTATTCCCTCAATTAAAATTTTTATTTCCGTACATAAAAGAATGTTTGGAAATGGTAGGTGATACTGACTATGAAAAGTATTATTTTAAAAGTTGGATTAATGTTTGGCCCAAAGGTCAGCAGATTATTGCACATAAACATTATGGTGTTTGGCACGGATACTATGTAATCAAAGATACAGGCACTACTACATATTATCAACCTGACAAGGACATTAATGAAGTAGTAGGGTTAGATAATTTTGACGGTCATTTTACATTTATGCCGGCACATTTATTACACTGGGCAACACCTAACCCACAAGATGCTATGCGTATAAGTACAGGATATAATATCAGTACATACGAACAAGTGCTAGAAGAATCAAAAGATAACTGCAACGAACGTGGTGGTAAAGTTGAAAATATAGTTGTACCATTAAAAGATTTATTATGATAGATATACCAGCAAAAGGAGAAATTTTAGTTACTGAAGTACCTGCATTTACACTTATGCAATTATATAAATTATATCATAAATTTCAATTAGTCACAGAACTTTCTCATGATGATCAACCAGCAATAGATCTTATAAGCGATAATGGCCAAATAAAAAAAACAGAAGAATACAAGCATGTCTTAGATTGGGTAGGAAGAGACATAATAGAATTTAGAATAGAAAGAATGTATCCTATAGGAGAAATGGGAAATGCTTATTTGTGGAACTCAAGAATACCAGATGTTGAATTTGACAAAAATAAACACAAAGAACTTTTGTCAGGTGGTTGGCCGTCATTATTTTGGCATGCCGATACTTACCAACCAGATAATAGAATCAAAATGATAATTTATTTAAATGATGTAAACGAAAGTAACGGTGCTGTATGTATGGAAGAAGATTTAACATACATTAACGATGACTCATATAGTGAAATAAAAAATAAATATTCCTGTGTAAGCGATATACCTGGTAAGTTTTATAATGGCACTTCTGGTACTGCTGTAATATTTAGAGCAAGACAATTACACAGAATTAACTTTCCAACAGAAAAACATAGAGACACAATACATATAGGATTTGAATATGAGTAAGATAAAACCAATTTGGGAACATGGTTCCGTACATCCAGACTCTCCTAATAAAGTTTTCTGTACTGCTCCATGGACACATACTTATATTAGTCCACAAAGCGAAAGGCGTATGTGTTGTGCTAGTAGAGAAGAGCACCAATTTCAAAAGCAGTACATAGATGCAAGTAATGATGAAAAGTATGGAGAAGTAAAAGAGTCAGGTACTATTGCTGACTATAAGCCTGTAAGTTTAAAAGAACATTGGAACTCGCCTTACATGATGGACATAAGAAAGAAACTTATGGCAGGCGAAAAGATACCACAATGTGATGTGTGCAATGACAGTTTATTAAGTAACAGTACATATCGTCAATGGTTTACAGGATTTTTATTTAATGACAAAATAGATCAATGTTTTGAGGAGACAGACGAAAATGGATATACTACAATGGAACCTATCTCTTTTGATTATAGGTATAGTAATTTATGCAATTTTAAATGCCGTATGTGTGGCGAACAACTCAGTTCAACGTGGGAAACAGAAAAAAGAAAACACGACCTTTGGACTCCTGAACAACAACCATTCATGGTCCCCGAGAATAAGAAGATTATCGAAAAGTTCCAAAAGGAAGTAGTTGAAGAAGAGTTTTGGGAATATATCAAATCAGGCACGGTTGAAGAATTATACTGGGTAGGTGGCGAACCACTTATGTATGATATACATTGGAAGTCAATGGATAGACTGCAATCAGATAATAATTTACATAAAGTTCATTTAAGATATAACAGTAACCTTAGTAGAGTAAGATATAAGGACTACTACTTATATGATTGGTTACCACAAGCAAAAGATTGGACAATGTGTGCAAGTATAGACGGCACAGGACCTATAGGCGAGTTTATTAGGACAGGACTTAATTGGGAAGAGTGGGATAGAAACTTCAGAGAGGGTGTTGCACTACCCGGTGGCCATGATAAAATGATAATGGACTTAACAATAACCGGACCAGGCCTATTTGATATTAAAAACTTTTTAGATTATGCACTAGAACTAGATGTTAAAATAGAAACAAAACGAATGTTTGCCTTCCATGCCGATATAGTATTATCACCCATGGCATGGCCTAGGCACATACTTGACGAAATAGTAAATGACTTATTGGATTACTGTAGACCTAGAGTAACTGAAAAGCAACAAACACTTATACGTGAACTAGAAGGATTACTAGAGTCACCTACATTTCAAGAGCAATGGCCTGACACAGCAAACGATCAATTCTTTAATGGTCGTAAGTATCAGCAAATTATTCAATCAATTAGAAAGGACGGGCAAGATGGTCGTTTAACAATAAATGATATTTACAGTGAACATCCTGAACTTTGGAGTTGGTGGAATAGGCCGGACCCTAAACACAATCAACGATAATTAGTAAACGTAAGTAATCCAGTATATTCCGTAACAAAACAGTATTCCTACAATTACAGGAATCCAAAAAGCAATATTAATTACTAAATTTATTAATCCACTAATTAGACCTATAACACCTTCTAAACCGCCATAGTATAGAAATGTGCCTATAAGTAAAAAAATGAAAAATTCAAACATTAATAAAATCTCCTACAATTTTTATTACTCTTATATTATAGTAAATTTTAAGGCGTTTGTCAACCTATTTGTAACCTATTTGCATGTAGCGAGTATATGCAGGAGTAATTAACTCTCCTACATATCTTGTCTCTGATAGTGGATATTTAAGTTGCATTTCTTCAACACTTTCGCAAGTGTTTATATGCCCCTCAAACTCTTCTGAATTATTTGTTTGCATTATTATAAGTTGATCGCTGTCAACACTATCATACCAAAGTGTACTCATGTGTTCGCAACTGGTATTTATAATCCAATCAGGTTTTACATTGATTAGTTCGCCGCCTGTTTGAAATTCCATTTCACTACAGTCTAATAAATCTACATCGTGTACCACACCTTTGTATTTCCAACTGTCTTGAACAAATTGTCTATTAAGTTTTTCAGACTTTTCTATTGCTTCAGCATCTGTGTCAATGCCATAAATGCGTTCTATAGAAATACTTTTATGTAATGGTTCTACAAGAGCGCCAATCCAACTACCTAAAATTGCTACAGTTCGATTTGGTATTTTAGGGTAAGTGTGGTGTAATTCTTTTAGTAACCAACTTTTACTTGCTAATTGTCCTTTACTAAATGCGTGGTTAGGGTAATAAGTATTATGCTGAACAATATGTTCAAAGTAACTAGGTGTTGGTTGCCAAAATCCATTGTCAATGTATTCAGTTACTTCTTTCCAACTATTTAATTTGATTGTTTCCATTGTTCTTCTAACCAGTCGTAATCGTTAATTTTATTTAATTCACTTGGATTATTATTATTTGTTAAAGCGAATTCTTTTCCTTGTTCTGCACCTTTTATTGCATCTTCTACAAAGTCCGCATCTACTTGTGGGTTTAACCAACTGTTTAATCTGGTCTCGCTATCTGGATCATTACTAAGTGTTAATTTAACACATTCTCTAAAGGCACTACGCCAGGTACTAAAGGCGTCTGTGTTAAATCTAGTGATACAACTTATTTCTGGCATTGCTTTAAATCGTTTGCTAAGGCCGGTAGTAAAGTCTAACCCCCAACTAGTAGCATCTAATATTTGCTGTCTGTTGAACAATTTAACACCACCGTATCCGTATTCTTCGCCTGTTACAGGGTTTTTACTTGCCCATACATGAACTACTTCTTCGTCATATACATCAGGTATATAACTAAAGTCAAAGTCTTCTGATATGTCAGCATCAGCATCTACTACCCAGAACATATCGCTTTTAACCCTATTTGCCGCCTCTTTGTGTGCATTAAATATGCCTTTAATGTCTTTGACCCAGGTTGCATCAAACCTTGCTGTAAGACGCTCATATGCAGTCGTAGACCCCGCTTCTTTGTAGGATAGGAACACTATATCATATGGTTTAGACACACTTAGGGCGTCTTTAACGTACTGTAACTTGCCCCTTACTGTTTTACTATACTTGATATCATCACTGCTGTAAGACGTTTTAAATGCGTCTAAGAAGGGGTTTGGCCACAGTCTTACGCCACCATATGCATGTACTTTACCTGTTCTTGGGTTAAGTTTTTGCCATACATGTAGTTTATCTGCATTTTCAACAGCAGGTTTATACTTGGCATTCCAGTTATCATATGTATCTACATTAGGGTCAACTGTCCAAAAGTATGCGTTATTATCCTGTTCAGCAAAGTCAATTAATTGCTGTTTTAGTGGCGTGTCGTCAAATGTATATACATTCCATTCTGGCATTTCACTTGCTTGTTTAGGCATTAATTTTAAATCATCAAATGTATTGTTCACTATTTGTTTTTCAGTAAAGTCATTATTTAAGAAAAGTTCCGTAGGGCATAATCTAACATCTGTGTGATCGCCATTTTCGTTTTGCCACACATGAACGTTTTTTATATCCCACTGAGTTGGGTAGTAACTAAAGTCGAACGACTCACATATTTGTACACAATAGTCTACTACCCAAAACATTTTTGTTTCTGTGTTTTCAGCACATTTTTTATAAAACTCTGCTACGCCGTCTGCAACATCATCTGCTGTCATTGTGTAAACAGGATATTCTTTTTGTGTACTACAAATTTTTCTAATATATTTTGGTCTACCTTTTGTCTGTGGTATCTTAGGACATAAACTAACTCCGCCATAATCATATTGCTTACCTGTAATAGGATTTAGTTTTTGCCACACATGTTGTTTTCCTTCGTCCCAGACGTCAGGTACAAAATCAAAATCAAAATCGTCTACTACATCTACATCTGGGTCTATTACCCAGAACCAATTATTCCTGCATTTTTCTCGGCCTTCATCTTCGTTGCTAAACTTTTCAAAATCTAAATCTTTAAATGGTGCTATGTTGTGAATAACAACTTCGGCATCTTTCCACAATTTAGGCACCCAACGAATACCACCCATTTCCTCTGGATACTTATGTTTTAATTGATTACTTAAATGAAACGTATGAATCATGCTCTTTTGAAAATCTGGTGGAGTCCAATCTACTTCGTCATCAAATTGATATTCTTTGTCTATAATCCAGCAGTCCTGAGTTACAATATTATAATCTGATACGTCTTCTACATATAAAATAGGATATTGTTTATATCCTGTGGGTGAGTGATTAACATATTTTATACGGTCAACATCATATTTTATAGGTACAAGTTTTACTCCGCCACATCTATTATCGCTTACATTTGTTACTGCTTTAGGATATTTGTGTGTTAATTGATTTGGTATTTTAAAAATGTGTATAGTTTTTTGATCATATCTATGCGGAACATAATTAAATACATTGTCGACTTCATGCTCTTCGTCGATTAGCCAAAACATTTTAGTCCTACTTTTACGAGCATAAGTTTCATAGTCGCCTAAGTTATTTGTGTAAAATACATCGTAACGTATAGGGCAAATATCTTTTTGGTATTTATGTTTAGTCATATCAAAGTTTTTATGTATCAGTCTGATACCACCACATCTGTTATCCCATGGGTCTTCAAAGTCAGTAGGATATCTTTCTTCTAGGTGCTCTGGTATTTTAAAAACATGTATATATTCTTGTTCGTGTTCTGCAGGTACAAATAATAATTTACCGTTAAAATCAAATTCTCTGTCAACTATCCAAAACCAATCTGTTTTACTACGTTCGGCATATTCGTTATAAGTGTCAGCAGTAAATTCGTCATCGTCGATATAAAACACATCATACTGTTCGTCTTCAACAGGACATGCAGGATGAATTTTTGTTTCTGCTAATTTCCAATTTCGAGGTATTAGTCTAATACCACCCATTGCAAGTGGATATGTTTCTGTTAGTTGATATGGCATTCTAAAAGCATGTATCATATCATCGTCAAACGGACTTGGTACCCAGTCAAATGTTCTTAAATTAACTTTATGATTATTGTCAACTAGCCATACATAATCTTCTTTAAAAGTATTACGTTGGGAGTAGTCATCAATATCTTTAACAAATAAAACAGGGTATTCTATGCTGGCATCTAAGTAACTGTGGTATTTAATATCTGCATTTTTCCATTCACGCGGATATAGTTTTATGCCGCCTTCTTGTGCAGGATACTTATGCTCTAGTTGTCCCCTTAAATGAAAACTGTGTATGAAGTCTGGTTCAAAGTTTCCTGGTGCCCAGTTAATATCGTCATTAAGTTTATAGTCTGGATCAACACACCAAACATGTGATGAAAAACTGTTATTATCAAAATAGTCGTTTGGATCTGATTGATACAGAATATCAAAACTCTTCTTGCATACAATTTCGTTTATATATGAAGTATCTGTGTCTTTAAAATTAGATGGATATAGTGATACTCCGCCATAGTTATTACTGTCCCACTTCCATTTGTGAATAAAGGTTTCAGTATATTCCGAAGGAACATATCTAAATACTTCATAGTCTGTTACTTCTATATTATTCTCTACTATGAAAAATAATTTTGTTTTAGATAAGTTTGATATCTTTTCTAAGTCAAATTGGTCTACTTTTTTTGCAAAAGGAAAATTGTCTTTGAGACTTTCGTTTTCACCTATGTAAAAAATATCATACATATTTTTGCTCTTCTAATTCGTCAACCACTCTTTGTACTACTGTGCTAATATGCTCTACCTTAGCATCAACTTCGTTATACCTACGCATTAACTCTTCTCCCCATACCGGGCATACACCGATATGATCCGGCAAAGTACCACCACAGGTAGTACACTTACCTTGCAACTTTTTTTTAATCGTCCTTAGTGTGGACCGGGACGTTGTATTTTTCTTCGAAGTCTGCGGCATCTTTCTCGTCATTGACTATAGGCATACCTTTGATATTTAAACTAGTGTTCAGTATCATTGGGCAACCTGTCTCATTATAAAATTGTGTCATAAGTTCATACAACTCAGGGTGTTCTGTTTCATTAACTGTTTGCACTCTGCTTGTACCATCTGCATGAACGATTGCTGGAAACTCTTTTGGCTTTTTACATCTTGCTACAAATTGCATATATGGAGCATTACTAATATTCCCTGGCATTTCAAAATATTCATGTACATGTTCTTCTAATATTATTGGTGCAAAAGGTCTGAACTCTTGTCTACGTTTGATTTTGTTTACTTTGTCTTTTATTTTGTTGCCACGTGGATCAGCACATAATGTTCTGTTGCCTAATGCTCTAGGACCAAACTCTGCACGACCGTTAGCAATACCAAATATTTCACCTTTAAGTAAACTTGCCAATGATTTTTTAATAGGATAATCGCCTCTAATATTATTGCCTAAGTATGCACCAGTCCAATTAACTTTATTACCGGTTGTATTATGATAATGCAATGCGGCGGCTCCTAAACTACTTCCAGCATCGCCTGGGTTAGGCATTATGTGTACGTTTTCAAATAACTTAAATAGATTACCATTAGCAACACAATTTAAAGCACACCCGCCCATGAATACTAAATTCTTGCTGTTTGTTTTTATTAGGGCATGTCTGGCATATTCAAATATACGTTTTTCTGCTACAGCCTGAGCACTAGCGGCAATATCATAATCTAAACTATGATGTCCCCACTCGTCAATTAATGCACATTTGTCTCTGCCTAAATAATTAGCAGGTACGCCTTTTTGTAAATTTTTTGTCATCTCAATAACATTTGCTGGTTCATTGCAATCAGCATCTACAAAAAATTCTTGATGCATAGCAGTTTCATAAATAGGTTTACCGTATGCGGCCATACCCATTAAAACATATTCGTCTTCCATTGGTTTGAGACCAACATGTGCCGTCATGGCACTATAAAATAATCCTAGACTGCTAGGAAACTTTGTACTATGTATTTTATTAAGATTGCCTTTATTCCAATGCCATGTTGTAGCAGTATCAAATTCGCCAATAGCATCAATACAAATAACAGCACACTCATCAAACGTACTAGTTAGTACACCAGCGGCGGCATGTGTTTCGTGATGCCAATAAGTCTTAATTGGTATACCATGTAACTCTGGAAAAAAATCTTTAATCCATTTTTGCATTGTTGGTTCTAACAATGCTCTCCAGTTACCTGCGTAAAGATTTCTTAACTTTTTTGCCCATGGTTTTTCGTGTAACACAATTACATCAGGCTTGCCAAACTTTAAGCAGTCAGCAATCATTTTGTGATTTAAAAAGGGATCGTTTTTATATTTGCTATATCTTTCAGAATGTGAAGCATAAAGAATTTCGCCGTCTTCTATAACGGTGGCGGCGGCATCATGAAATAAAAAACTTAAACCGAGAATACGCATTTTATTATCTGTAAATAAAAGGATCTCTTTTTCTTAATTCTTCTAACTTCTTTTGTATAAGTTTTTCTTTCTCAGACAGTTTTGATTGTTCTGAAGTATCGTTACCGTTTTCGTCACGGTCTTCATTGCCGTCATGATTAAGTTCTGTGAGTTCTTTCTGTGTTTTCTTGTAGTCGTTCATAACAGTATTTATGCTATTTTAATATGTCATCTATTAATTTATCGTATATTCCAGCACAGGTTTTTGCATTAAAGAACAGTTGTCTATTGTGTTCTAACTTGTCTTTGATTGCTTCTATGTGTAATGTTGTATTAGCAATGTGCGTTACTTGTTTTTTAATAGCCTTAAATCTTTCACTATCAATTTCAATGTCATCGTAATTTTCGTCAAACCATTCTGGGAATGTTTCAAACCCTATGCTTCTTAAATGTCGTAATGTACCTGGGTGTGTAACTAATAAAAATGGGTGGCCATACATAATAGGCTTTAATGTTTTTTCTGTTATAAATCCTATCTCTTGTGGTATTTGATCATAATAAGGATAGCCATCGTGTTTAGGTATGTATTGATGAAATATACCTTTTTGTAAAACTAAATTTGCAGTATAACTACTTTCTGTAACTAAACTTATTTCAGTATCTGCATACCATTTCCAATTTATCCATCTATCTCTAAATTCATATTGTGAACTATTGTCATTATTAAATAAGTCAGGGTTGACTGCGTGTTTATTATCCTCTAAATCATCATCTAGAATGATAGGTAAGTATTCGCTTGTTTTATCAAATTCATCTTGCTTGAGGCTTTCGCCTAATATAATTTCTGATTGAAAGTTTAAATGTTTGTAGTCTGTTTCGTCAATTCCATGATTGTAAAATGGCTTATCAGGATCTACTGAAAATCTTGCACTTGCTATACAATTATCAATTAATCTATTTCCGTCTTTATCGAATGTATTGATCAAATGATTTAAAATAAAAAAGCGATGCTCTTTCATATAATTGTTTAAGCATAAAAACTTTTTGGGTTTATTGTCTACATATATTTTATCTGGCCTAAATGTAGCATATTCTAAAGGACCACTATGCTCGGACATTGTTGCAATTTTATTATTTTGCTCGTGCAAAATAAAAAAATCTATTTCTATTAAATCAACTCCAAAGTGTTCTTTGATTTGTTGTTTAATAGTTTTATAGTCCTTTGGTAACTGATTATCAAATTGTGATGTTAATAATTTAACAAAACTTGTATCTTCAAAACAACTGTGTAGCCAAAAGAATAATTTGTGTAAACTATATGTCTCTGCTTCAAACGAATTGTCTATTGCAACTTTAATACCGTTGTCGTGGCATTTGCGCCAAAAACTATATGGTAATGAATATGAATATAGTCTGTGTAGAATAAAGATTATAGTATTATCTTGACTGGCAATATAGTTTTCAATATTGCCTATCAACGAACCGTCTATAACTGATTCGACAGTCATGTCGTGTTTTAAAAACTCTTTAAATACACCATCTTGCTCATGTGCAAAATGCTGACAATCCCATTGGTCGATCATATATGCATTCTGCCAATCTAATTTATATCTTTTAACACCGTTGCCTGTCAGTATGTCATAATCAAAATCATGATATTCGTTTTTTGATGCTTCTGGTCCTGGATCTGTAAAAGGAAAAATATGTGTAGGTGGATACATTTCCTCTGGGTGTTGTGATTTATAGTCTAGTATTGCATCACCTGTTATGTTTACAAATTTTACTGTATTATTTTCCATAGTGTATCCATGTGTTCTAGTAATTTTCTATTATCATAAAAGTTATGAAAGTTATGTACAATTTTACCTAGTGTGTGGTAATCAAATTTTTCATAGTCAAATATCATAGCATTACTTAATATTGTGTTATATCTATTCCTGTCATTTAGTGTGTCGTAACTTATATCGAACTCATTATCAAATGTTTCGAATCCTTGGTTTTTTAGAACTGTATTTGTATCTATATTTCCAATTACCATATAAGGGTGGCCATACATTAAAGGCTTATATGTTTTTTCAGTAACAAATGCTCTCTTTAAATTATGATTATATTCCTCTGGCATGTCTGGTAACTGATTTATAAATTCATCATCGTAATATGTTTCAGTTACCAAGGAATAATATGTATCCTTATATACATCATTAATAAATGATCTGTCATCGCTTTTCTGATATCTGTCTTGCATGACAGGAATTATTAATTCTTCTGTATTCTCCTTAACAAATTGTAATAATGTTTCAGGTGATTCGTTATAAAATGCACACTCTCTTCTGAGCCTTTCCGAATAGTCACCTGATTCTAGTTCTTGAAAAAATCCATGCGATTGTTTGATCTCATAAAACTCGTCTGCTCGTTTTGTTGGTTGCTGATATCCCCATCTAGCAGTAACAAGATTTCTATCAATCATTCCTCTTTCTTTCAGCCATTTAATTAATGCTATTCTATGAAATCTTGGTTTGAGATTTAAACATAAAAAATCATATTTTTTTGGTGCTCTAAAATTTTTCTGTATAGTATCTATGCTATACTTTCCGTCACGTAATTTTTCTTTACCGATACATGCTTCGTTGATTCTAAAGTAATTAAAAAAGCCTAAGTCTACTGAAGTTTTTTCTTTGAACCTTAGTAGCAAATCCTCGTCATTAGACACAATGTCGCCGCCTACAAGCAACATCCAGTTATCAGGAGTACCAATGTAGTCTCTTATTGTACTAATTAAAGGCATATAAGTATCTATTTCTGCTTCGAACAAATAATCTAAGACTACCCTTGTGCTTTTACTATTAACTAAGTATTCTATTTCTTTAGTGTCTAATCTTGCTAATGCACTTGGGTGGATTACAAAAACATCATACTCTCTGATTTTACTTATATTGCTTTCTTCAATAATTTCAAAAGGCACAAGACCTTTTGTATCAGCATCATATACATTCATAGTAATCATGTCTTCATTAAGTTCTTTTAGATAACTATGTGTTCTTTGATGTATTATTCTATTCCAGCATAATTGCATAAAAATAGAATCTTCTTTAAAAAAGTTTTGTTGTAATTCCTCGTTGATTTCTTTTGTAGGATCGTTTTGATGTACTGCTACTTTCATTCACATAACTCGACTAATTTAGGAAACACTTCTCTCCAGTCCTGCTCTCTAATTAGATCGAGTTGGTCGTTATAGACTTTAAACTTTTTCCAACCATCTTCGTCCCATTCGTCGTTGTCAAACATAGACAATAGATTTCCTAGGGCATGATGATTACCAAAGTCTTTTCTAAACTGTGAGTGTATCTGTGCTCTTGCTTCTGGGTGTATAACTTTAGGACTAAGGAAAGAAGGATCATATACATAATTTAAATGTACATGTAATCCAAGTTCTTTAGTTGCCCACGTATGAAATTCTCCTAAGTAAGGATAATTATACGCACTTATAGTTTGACATATACTGGTTTCTATCCAGTCCTCTGCCATTATTTGCTGTAAGTGATTTGTAACATCTTCCCAATTACTTGGATGCCTAATATAATGATTGCGTTCTGCTATATCATCTATACTGGCACTAACTTGTATTTTGCCAAACTGTTTCCAAATGTCAAATGTTTTCTCTGGTAAGTTTGTCATGTTAATATTATACCATAGAGTCATATTCTTTGCTCTATCGGCCGCTATTAATTTTTCTAAATATTCCCAATGCTTTTTAATTAGTGTTGGCTCTCCGCCATTAATATAAACTAATTCTAAATTGGGTGCTGAATCAAATAAGTCGTCCCAAAAAGCATCTTCTTCAGGCCACTTGTATTCGTCTTTGTCTATGTTACCATATTTCGTAACGAAGTCCAGGCTTGCTTCAATTTTTTTATAATCATTACGCCACTGAGATGAACTTGCTGGATTACAAGTACGACACCTGACGTTACACAAATTACCAAGACGAAGTTCAACAAAACGAAGATCCAAATCAATGTGGCCATCTTCTCTAGTAAGTTCATTTGCTCGTACCGAGTCGAAGTGTTCAAAAACTTGTATCTCGGACTGCCGTTTACTTGTAATACCTTTTCTTTCTTCATCATAACACCTTGTACATGCGGCGGGTTCTTCGTCATTTAACATTTGTAATCTAACTTCTTTGTAATAGTCAGAATTCATAATGTCATTTATACTATGGTTATTTAAGTCTAACCACTCAGTTCCGCCGTCTTCTTTATAATTTTTACTTCTACTTGCTCCATTTTTGTGATCACTTATACAGCAAAGTGTACACCCACCATGAGGGTGTGTTGCTAAATGCGTGAACGGTAATGGGCAGTATGTTTTACTCATTTCTTACTTTTCTCAAATTGTCTGTTTGCTTGACGTTGCATACTTTTTTCTATTTGCTTGTCAAACCATTTAAAAAACCACTGTCTAATCTTCCCCATGGTCTCCCCTAAAATGTCTTTCTATAGCAAGTTTACAACTGTAAAATGCCAAGTAGAAACCTGCTATAAAACTTGCTATTAAAAATGTAAACAACCAGTTTATAGGATCTGCTAACATCATAAACATATTAACATATATTGCGGCATCGGATTGTTCAGATGCTGTGTTGTAGTATGGGTTCTCATCACTTTCCCATTTTGCGTCAGAATCTGCTTTCCACATTTCTGCTTCTTCTTGATACTCCATTGCGATGGTAATTAGTTCTTCCCATTCCTCACCATCGACTTCGCCTGTGTATTCATATACATTTGTACAGCCATCTATTAAGCATGATTCCTTAACTTCTTCATATGTCACTCTGTAGGTTACAGCATTCACAATAAAGCCTACAAACAATGTGTAAACTATACCTGCGAGTATGTAATACCTAGTCTTCATCGAACTTTAGTTTACCTTCTGAATAACCATCTTCTGGATCTATTTCAGCATCAGCATTCATAAATCGCATACGTTGAACTAGGTCCCAATTTACATTCTTCCATTCACTTGCAATATCACCTATATCGGTCATATCGAATTCTTTTTTATCAGTCATTGATCTTTCTCCAATCCTCTCTAAACAGACAAAAACGTTCTTCGCCACTATCTGTTTTATACACAAACTGCATTCCTAATAGTTGTATTACTACTCCTTCGTTTTCTCTAGCAAAGGCAGGCTCTTTGTGTAATATTCTATCTCCTAATTTTGGTTGTTTTAATTTTGCCATGTTATATACTTATCATGTCCCCTTTGACAACATTATAAAGTTCTGTAAACGTATCTTCAAAACTTTCGTTACGATACACATCACCGGCATTGACTTGTTCTAAGAATTTTTGCCAATGCTCTTCTGTGCTATCTGTTAAAGCATGTTCTACTAATGGTGATATATCCTTGTTGTATTTTTCTTTGTCCCATGCTGGTAATCCAAAATCTTCTGGATGTTTTACTCTATCAGCAATAACATACTTTGTCAAACCTGGAACAACATTTGCTTCACACCATTCTGGGAAGTGTACTAAATTGTTCCATATTAAAAACTCTGGATAATTTGTTTCAAAGTAAAGATGAAAATCTCTTAAGTAAAAGAAGTTCCACACACTTACAGTATGCGTAACATTTATATTAACATGATCATTTTCTGTGTGTAATTTATAAAACTTATCTAAATTACTTTTTACATTGTCCCAATTATCTCCGTGGCGTAGGTAATCAAACTTTTCTTCTACACCGTCTAAACTTATGTTGAACCCTAAGTTCTCAAAGTTGCCTACAATTTTATCTATGAGTTTGTCATTGTAGTGTGTTCCGTTAGTGCTGAGAGTAATCATTATATTTTTGCTTACTCCCATGTCCACTAACTTGTCAATGAGTTTGCGAAACTCTTTCATATAGAAAGGCTCGCCACCCATTATTTCTAAAACTCTAACATGTGGTAACCAGTCTTCAATGTCTAGCCAAAATTTAGATTGCTCTAAATCATGTAAATCTATTTTTGAAGGTGGTTCCCAAAATTCTATATTTCTGTCTATAGATTCTTTTCTCCATTTACTGCTGTAATTTGCATTACAAGTTCTACATTTCAAATTACAGGCGTTTCCTAGTATAAGTTGATAATCCCGCGGCATATCGGGTTCAGCCTCGTAATCTATTCCATCTGGGTATCTCCATTCTGCGTAACCGTTGTATAACTGTCGCTTAGACTCTTTACCGTTGTCTTCGTCTATCCAACATGTAGCACAATTCTCTGGCATCTTGCCTTCGCGAATTTCCTGCCTTAAATTTTTCATATAATCACTATGAAAAATATCCCTAATTGAATCTTCACCTAGTGTGTAGTCAGAACCATCTGGACGTGAAATTCTTTCACGAGCAATACAGCAACTTCTACAAGTTCCGCCTGGTTCGTTACTGAGATGTGTCCACAGTAAACTACAATACTTTGGTTCGTTCATATTCCTCTACTAGCAACTTTGATATACAAAGCCTTGTTAAATCGTTGCCTCTATTGAATTGCTGATGTTCTAAATGATTGCTTTGTGCAAATATAACACAACTAGTTGGTTTTAATTTTAATTTATTACACACTACCCATTGTGTTTTCATATACTTGTTTGGTATATAATCTGGTCCCCAAGCACTCATGGCAAATTCACCTATCATAGCACCAAAGTTATTTACTATACCATGTTGATTAGCAAACAGTACAGCATCATCTATTTCAGTACGTTGTAGTCTAATACCTGCTCTAGCACCAATGATAGGAAATGTTTTACCTAAACTAAAAGTAACTTCTTCTACACATGGCTTGTCGACATCAATATCAATACCGTAACACATTCCAAAGTATGCCATATCAATTAGTACTGGTACATTGTTTATTGTGCACCATTCTAAGAATTCATGCATATCTTCTTTTGCTCTGCCTGTGTCACTAAATGGGCAACTTATAATTACAGCATCGCCTTTTCTAATTTGGCCGTAATTATAAATCCATTCCCAATTAACATTCATATTATTACATGCAACTTTGTGCATCATAAAGTCACCTTTAAAAAATTTAAAGTTCTTATCTCTATGACGTTGCATAAACATACTGAATGCTTCACTAGTACCATTAGTTTGTGTAACATGCGGAAATGCATCTAGGCCATCAATGGTATTTAAATCACTACTGCGTATCCATCTACCAAAAATTTCTATAAATTTTTCTCTGTGATCAGTTACACCATCAGCGGCAAAAAATTCGTCCCACTCATAAGTGCTCATACAGAAATCTCTCAGTTCTGATGTAATGTTTTTGTCCTGTATAGCATAACCGCCATTAAGCGGACCTTGATAATTATAATTAGTCATCGTCTTTTAGTTTACCATGTCCGTATTCATTTTCTAAATGGTATGGTTGATTCTTTTCTTTGTCATACCAATATAAACTTTTGTGTGGTGGATCTCTCCAATCGTGTTTACTATCTGATATATAATAAAATGCTCTAAAGCCTACTCTAAATTTATCTTCAGGACAGTCAATTGGATTTGGATGTCCGTGGAAACCTCGTTTATGATATTTCCACACAACTACATTTCCCATTTTAGGTGGGTAACTTACTACTTTTCCTTTCTTTTCAAAATCCCAAAACTGTAAGTCACCGTGCCATGCTTCGTCCCAGTCAGGTGTAAAATATAATATTAAACTTAATGCTCTATGAGTTTGACATTCTTCATTCCAATTAAAATCAGAATGTATTTTCAAACTATCACCTTTGTAACTTTTCATATAACCAGCACCAACTAAGTAAGGGTCCGGTAATAAATGTTGTACATCACATACTTGGCTTAACCATGTTAAGAACTCTCTACTATGTAAAGCACTAACAACTCCTCTGGCAACTGGTGCCTCGTCTAAGTCTTTGCACTCTTCCATATAACTATCTGCTCTAGTAAATGTTGTCCAATATTTTTTAGGTATAGTTTTACTTTCTTCGTATAATAATTTTGCTACATTATAAGGGATAAAATCATCTAAAGCCAAAGTAGGGTAGGGAGGGGTATAGCGATATTGCTCATTCAAAGCAAGTTTTTCACTGTCACTACCCCACTTATGGAATATGTGATCAAGTATTTGTTGATCTATGTTCATTTTGCTCCTCTAGTATTCCCGTAGTGGATAACAGTAACACCGTCTATGTCAGGTGTTTTTCTCCATGGGTCTACTACTGTACTATTAATAGCAAAACTAAGTTCTGAACCATTACCTGTTTTTACACTTAATGCTTCGTCGCAATCTGTGACGTTATGCTCACCATACCAACTTGGTACTGTGTCTAATTGATCGCCATATGTGACTTCTGGGTTATGTGCTAAAAGATAAACAGCAGGACTATCTAATACTTCCTGCGGAGGCATGTCGCCTGTTTGTTCGTCATAGTAATATAATTCAAATCCTGCTTTTTCAATGTAATGTCCAACAAGCATACTGCTAGAGCCTGTTTCATACGGTACAAGTGGCTTGTATGCTTTACCTACAATAATTATAGGCTTGCTTGGTACTAAACCAAATGCTGGGTGTTCATCTCCTGCAAGTTCCATTAGACGTTTTGCCATGTTCTCTGCTTGTACTTCTCTTGATAACATTACTGCATCAAACAAGTCATAACCTAAGTCCAAGTCCTCTGCCATCCAACGTAGAGCAATGTTATCTCTAGGGTGACAAGCACCGCCATCGCCCATACCTGGTTTCATATAACCTGGTCCCATAATACGTCTATCTGAGTTTGCAAGTGCATCACATACTACTTCTGCATTGATGTTGCCTTGCTTTTCTGCAACATCTTGTATCATGTTTACTAAACTTACTTTTGCTGATATAAATGTATTATAAAAAACTTTAATACATTCGCATTCGTCCCATGTACCTATAATGTACTTGGGATCGTTTTGCATTATAGTTTTGTAGAAGTCCACAAGTTCTTTTGCATCACCTGTTTCACTTCCATCTTCTGTTCCAATCATTACCATTTCTGGATTAACCATATCCCATTTCACAGTACCCATAGCAATTAAGTATGGATTATATACAAATCTTGTGTTAGTAATTAATGGAATAAATTCTCTTCTAACAGTACCTGGAAGTACTGTTGATATAAGGACTATTAATTGTTCTTGGGTCGCTACAGCATTTACTTTTTCAAGAATGTCTTTAACTATTGTGTAATCAAAGTCCTTGTTAGGTAAATGGCTGGTAGGTGCCTTTCCATCATACTGCGGGTCATGTGGAGTAGGTACTGCGATAAAAACAATGTCTTGTCCTTTTACAGCATCTTCCATATTGTCAACCATTGTAAAGTTTTCAGGCTCTACTGGATTGACATCATAACCAACAACATCATGGACCTCGGCGACCATCTCGGCGCAGGCTTGTCCTAACTTGCCTACCCCAATGAATCCGATTGAGGCCATTTTGTTCTCCTGTTTATGTCTCTGTACTAATTTCTAGTACACTCATATTTATCAGAGATTTGTTTTGTTTTTTAGGATAGTTGGTATTGTTTGTTAGGCACAAACCATTTGTTGATCGGGCATTCAATTGTGCTCTTGTAAAACAATTCTTTATTATGTTTTAGTTTTTCTTGTACAGAATCACTGTGGTAAAGTTCATGTATTTCATCTAGATCCATTTGCATAAACTTGTCTAAACTTGCAACAATTTTATTCATTCTAGTATGATGATGCTGTTCATTATCATAGTCTTCATCAAAGAATTCAGGAAAAGTTTTGTAACCCATTTCTTTAATCTGTGCAAGTATTCCTGGAAATGCAACTAGCAACATTGGTTGTTCGTATAAAAACGTTTTATAAGTTTTTTCAGTTATCAAACCGTTTGCTGTTCCTATGGGTTTGATATTTATATCTGAATTACCTTGCTCATCATTACCATTAAATGCTACAGCAATAGAGTTAGGGTCAAAGAAAGATTCGGTTACAACTTGTACATAAGAATCATTTAATACACTAAATGACGGCTTCATCATCCAATCTTCATATTGCCTATCATACATTTCATAAGTTGGAGTAGTACCTGTGTCGCTGTTTACACCAGTCTGTTTTCCTAGTGTTATATTTTTTTCTATGTAACTGTAATAACATTTTTCTTTATATTTGTTCTCAATGTGATTGACAATATAATCCCTGTGCCAGCATACTCTACCATTAAATGCTACAAAATGCTTATTGCGTTTTTCAACATTAGGCTGAAAATTTAATTCTTCATTATTGCAAAATATTCTATTATAATATACATTGTAAAATTGTATATCTGCTTTTGGTAAAACTTTTTTATAATCTTTAACAGTTAAAAAATTGTTTATATGAATACTGATATTTTCTTGTTTAATTAATCTAGTTTGATCTACTAACCAATTACGTCTTGCCTCTTCATCTAAATTATAGATATCCCAACCATTGGCAAATCTCCATTTAACATTATCAAAGTTTTTACATTTAGATAATCTTTCTACAATACCAAATAATTTATCACCTGTTTCATAATCTAATTGTGGTCTTAAATGCAACCCAAACTGAATAGTAAGATTGTCATTTCCGGATTCAATGAGTTCTTCCAACTGCTCTATTGATCTCATGAGAACTATGTTTCTAGTGACATCTTCTGACATTGGGTATTCTAGTGCTTTATTGCAAAGCCTAGCAGGACGAGATTTTCCTAGTATATCGTCAAACTCTTCCCAGTAGGGAATTACTAGGATATCTTTCATGCAGAGTTTCTTTGAAACTCTTGTATTAGGTCATCACCTTTAAGTTCTTTACCAAAGTAGACTGTATAACCATCGCTTGTTTGTCTTTCAATAAGTCCACTATTGTATTGTATATCCATCACAGAATTTCCGTCTTGGGTATCTTGAGGCCTAGTATCATACCACATGGAACCAAGTGAATGTGCATGAACTGATTTAACACCTTTTGCCCAATCTTCAGCGGCAAGTAATACTCGTTGTCTTTCTACTGTATCGTCGTATTGCGTCATAATAATTATTTATAAAGAGGGTCCTCCGTTATGCCCTATTAAAGAATTTTTCTTTTGTTGCTCTCTCCACTTTAAAAAGTGTAGTGCTACTTCCTTTGTGCTGTGAGTTAAAGTGCTCACAGGTCTTTTTATTTTTTTAGTGCCCAATGTGTACTCCTATTAGTATACCAATTAACAATATAAAACCATCAAATACAAAGTGCATAATAAAGGAGATAGCAAATATCTCTTTCCAATGAACTTTACAAATTTCTAACCATTCTGCTATTTTTTTCATAATCTACTTATTTTCCCTAACACATTATCTACATCTGGGTCACATTGATTTCTCAATACATCATCTGTTATGTCTGTGTCATAACATAACTCTCCGAAAGAATCTAATACTGCAATCTCCCACCAACCTTTTTTAGGTTTCATTTTATTATTATCCTCAGGATTAAGGTGCTCATCATATTGCTCATCGTCTGTGATTATATATTCTGGTATTACACTAGCACCAAAACCATTTGGAAATTTGTATATACGTTGTCGACCACCAAAATGATGTTTGGTATCGCTTACTAAAAATTCTTCCCAAGCCTTCATTCGGGTAATTTCTCCGGATCAACTAGTGTGTCATCATCTAGGTGCTGATCTTCTAATTCGTCTTGATACTCGTCAAGCATTTCCGTGACATAAAAAGTATTATCTAAATCTTGTCCTGCTGGATCTGTTTCCCAAAAACTTCTTGGCTGATCAGTAATAGAGAAATCACCATAGTGATTAGAACCAACAAAATCATTTGCAGGTTCATAATACATACAGTGAATATCAACATCTGGGTTTGCCTCCTCGTAATGCATAATAGCATTTAACGGTGGTGACCAGGCACTTTCAAAATAACCAACAATAGCAGATGTGCTCTCATTAATCATTTCTAATTCTAAATTACTGTCAGTTAAAGGTACGTCCCATTTAGTTCCCCATTCATCTACTGCTTTGTGATAATCCCATTCGCCGATTGGGTGTAAGGCACTTAACAATCCTTCATCGGATTCGTCACTTGCTTTACTCCATATTGCTTCAACCTTATCAGTAGGTCCTTCAATTACAATATGATTATTACACCAATTTGGCATTTTTCTATAATTTCTCCCAAATAATAACACTAGTACCAATGCTTAATAGAGCAAGATAACCAAAGTAAATAAATCCAAAAATTAATTCAGCCATTACAGTTTCTCCCCTAATTCAAAGCCACGGAATGTTTTAAATCTTGGAAACCTAAGGCTCCAAGTATCTTCTGCGTCCTGACTTTGCGTTGCCGCATCGGCTCTAATCTCAACTAACTGCCCAATAACAGCATCTTGGTTTGCCCAAATTTGCTCTCTGTTTTCATCAGTTAGTCCACTACCAACGTTAAGTCTAAAAAACTTACCATCGTCTTCGCCTTCTACAACAAGAGCACCAAGTAATCCTTCATTCTTGCCTGTGCCTTCTTCTAGTGCTACAACACTTAAGGTTACTTCAATAAAAGGTTTGATCTTTAACCAAGCATGTGAACGTTTACACTTGTAGCCTTCGTTAACAGGCTTAATCATTAAGCCTTCGTAGCCTTCTTCTAGTGCCTGTTTGTTCATTGCTTTAAAACTTGCTTGGCCTTGCTCACTGTCTAAATCTAAATTGATTGCTTGAACAAGTGTAATTCTGTTATTAAAATTAGCCTGTTTACTAATTAAACGTTCACGTCTTTCGAATGCAGTCATATCAGTACCACCTGCATTAAACTCTTCAAGTGTAAGCATATCAAATACTGCTAAATATGAATCCTCAGTCTGAGCACCTTCTTTTCTGTGTACTTGCTTCATTAAACTTTGAAAGTCTTCACTCATTACTTCGCCATCAAACACTAAGCCTTCGAACTCAGGCTTGCTCAATGTTTCTTCAATGTGTGGAAAATTAGCAAGTAGTTTACCATTACGTGAGTATAATGTAGCACTACCGTTTTGCACGATAGCAATAACTCTGACACCATCATACTTGTATTCGATAAAGCATTCGCCTGTAATCTTCTTAGGATGTTTAGCACCATCATGTGCTAACATACAACCAAATAGTGGAATAGTATCCTTTTGTACTTTGTTAATAAGTTTAGCACCAGTACCACAACGTAGGTCTTTAATTAAGATACGTCTGTACCAATCGTTCCATTGCTCGTTAGTTGCTAAATCACATAGTTCTTGAATAGCATCTCTGGCCGCATGTCCAGTAAGTTCTCTTGCAACTAGCATATCAGCAATTTTATAAAACTCTTCTGGAAGTATGCCTTTGCCATCTGCTTCACTGAATGGTACTTGTTGTACACCAAAGGTAACTAATGGATCTAAGGCATACTGAATACCAGTAACAAATTCACTGTTATCAATGTTTTGCTTGATAACGTCTTGCTTGAATAGAGAACTATTGTTGCTCTCTAATTCTTGAATTATATTCCATGTATTCATAAAAACTCCTACCTTTTTAATTTATACAACTATTATACTAAAAATGGCACTTATGGTCAACCTATTTTACCAAATTTTCTGGCCTTGTTTTCCTATACTCAGCCATTGTTTCTTTGATCATTGTTCTGTATTCACCCATTAACTGCCAACCATTTAGGTCCCCAGTTGTTTGAATATCAAAACCATAGCCTGATTTCTCACTTCTGTTTGGTCTGTAAGAAACTTGGGTGACTGGGCCAAATACTATTTTGTAATACTTTTGCTCGTAGTAGTCGCCTCTTTTATCACCCGATACCCAAAATGCATTTTCCTTACCTTTCACTGGTGTCATTTTAGCACCAGTACAATGCTTAACAAATTTTTTAAGTTGCTCAGTGCTTTGATAGTCACTTGCAAGAACAGTTGTATTTCTTTCTTTAATCATTATGCCGCCTCCTGCACTTCTTTTTTCAGTTGAGCATCTTTTTGATCAAACCAACCATTCTTGGTCTTGTACTGACATTTGTAGTCTGATCTACCTTGCTCCTCTAAAGGAATCCATTGTTCAGCCTTGCCTATGATAGCACGGTTCCAGTGGCTATATTCAGGATTGGGAGTGTGATGGGTACGACATAACCAACGGTCTCCGCCCCAGTAAAATTCTACTGGAGTTTCCCATGGTTCGCAAATTGGACCTTTGCCGTCGCCATTTTTACCAAGGTCACGGATCTCCCAATCCAGGATATATTCTTCTGAAGCCTCATTCGAGTATTCGATCAATTTGGATAAGGTAGGGATACCTTTATGAGCAATCTTGTTGATTTGCTCAGAAGTAAGATCAGTAACAAAATAAGTGCTACCACCCTTATACTTCCAGTGAGCCTCACTTACACCATGCTCATAATTATCATCATGAGCGGCATAGTTCTCTCTGTATTGGGTGTTTATTACTAAAGTTTGCATAATTAAAATCTCCTACCTTTTTAATTTATACAACTATTATACTAAAATAATGGGTCGAGGTCAACCTTTTTTACCGGTTTTTTTGGCCTAATTTGTCTTTAATTACACCATTTATATCGGTGTATTGTGTATTAAAATACTTTTTGGCAGGATATGTAGGTGGCATCCAGTCAATGATTATAGTTCTTTTATATATGAATTTAAGCCAAACTTTTTTGCCATTTGTTAATGTGCGAGGCTTCCATGCAAATACTTTGTACCAGTTTGAATATCTTGGTTGGGTTGGGTCATGGGCACTCTGATCTAGTGGCACTAGTCCTCTCTTAGTGTAACATCACCTATCTTAAGACCGATAGTGTTTTGTAAGAATACACCTCTATTTTTGCCTTCTGGCATGAATCTATAACTTAATGCATCAGCAAGTAATATTCTTCGATCACCATAAAATTGTTTAAGTGGCCAATCTGACATCATATCTATATAAGGATCTGAACTAGGCTTTGGCATTTCACCTATATTACGACTTGGGGAATCATCTTCATTCATCCAGTCTTTGTTGTAACCAAATGTTTCAAAGTCCCAATCATAAAACTCATACACCATATCTAATACTTCTTGTGTATTTTCTTGTTGTTCATAAATTAGACGCCAATCCATTTCGCTTTGATTTAGTTTCCTTGTCCATGGAGTTCCATTTTGCATTGCAACATGTTTTACATATCCGTAATCCTCGTGGAACTTCTTTCTAGTGAAATCATAAATTTCTTCATAACGTTCAAAACAGCCTATGTAGTCTACTCGTAATTTTGCATCTTCATCAACTAAGTAAAGTATCTGTGGTGTTTTATGCATACCCCATAAAGCAGTTACAGTTACAGGATCTAAGTATGTGAGTAAGTTAGATGCATCTTTAGGTCTGCCTTGGAACCTCCAACGACACCAATACTCGAATGTCATATCAGAAGCCGCTAATGCACCTGCTCTACCAAATCTCCATAAACTTACTTCTCTAGCATAAGGATTTCTAACAATGGATAGTTTAGTATTTGCATCTGCATTGTCTAAAAAATAACATGCAGTTTGCACAGGACTGTGATTGTCAAACAATTCTATGTCTGTGTTAGTGCCGTAATTTTCTAAAAATCTTTTGTAAGACGTTCCGCCTGTTCTAGGTATGTGTATAAAAAGTAAATCTTGTTCAGGTAGGTAAAACATTATTCGTCAAATTTATCTAATAACTTTTTTGTTTCCATCGTAACAAATTTTTCTACCTTTTGAATATTAAGAAAAACTTCTACTGATGTGGTTTCTTGATTCCATATTTTTGAGAGAGGTGAATCTACACTTGGATTTAATGGTATAGGGCCATCAATTTCCTTGCCGGTTTTCTTACTAATATTTCCGTTCTTATCAGTCAAAATAATCTCATCGACAAAGACATTAGGTATCTCTGTCGTAAAAATGTCTTTCAACAGTTGGTCGAAGTTGCTAAGTTGGGAATTGTGAGTAAGGATTATTTTCCTTTGGCCCATAACTCCCTACTTAATTGCTGTCTTCTTTGGTCTGCCTGGTTTTGGCTTTGGCTTTAATTCAGGTGCTCTTGCGTATGCTTCTTCTCTTTTACTGTTAGCATCTGCGATCATCTGTTGTTGAACTCTTTCAATATCTTGTTCAATCATATCCGCTTGTTCCAATAAACCTTTAGCAATTCCTAACTGTTCGTCTGCTTCTCTTTCTGATAACTGTCTAGGTCTTTCAACTTGATTAACTGCATCAATTTCCGATGTGTCTGCAAATTGAGGTTTCTCGTTTTCTTTACCTTCTTCAATCTGTGAAATAGACTTATTTAGTTCTGCTAAAGGAACTTCATCAGTTGGGGTAGGACACATTATAACTTCACTTACTGGTGCCTTTGTAATCATCCCATCACTGTGAATAGCCTGTAGCATAATTCTGCCATCACTAAAGTTTCTACCGTTAAGTACCTGTGCTAAGTCACTATTTGCCTGTGCTTCATCGCTGTCTACAACAGACACGATTTCGTCGTGTTGTGTAGTACCAAGTTCGCCAGTCATAATTAATAGTGCGTTTTCAGGCTCGCCTGGTACTTCTCTAAAAAGTACTAGACATTTACGGTCATTCCATTTAGCAACGTGTTTCATTACTTTAGCCATATTATTCTCCTTCTGCAGGAGCCTCTGCCTCTGCTGGTGCATCTGCTTCTGCTTCTGCTTGTTGACTTTGTGCAACTATGCTAAGAAAATTATTTAACCTATCAAAAACAGCACCTACTTGTGATGCTTCTGCACCCCTAAATGCTCCTCTGCTTACTGCTAAATCAACGATTTGTAATAATGCATTGAGTTCCTCAAGGCTTAGTGAAGCCTGTTGTTGCTCAGGTGCATCTCCTTCTACTGATTGTTCAACTTCTTCGTTTACAATCTCTGTGTTTTCTGTATCTGCCATTTTTTCCTCCAATGGTAATTTACAAGTATTATTTATTAACTGATGTTTTTAAGTGAACGATAAAAAGGTCTCAATTCCTAGTTGATTGTAGTTATTAAAGGTCATTTTGGCACCACTAAGTGTTCCGCCTTTGCCACTACCTGTATCTAGGAAAACTACTCTTTCTTCTTTTTTTGTCCAATACACTAAAGGCATTTTTAAGTTGTCTTCAAAGTTAGGCTCACTTTGTAATGGTGATCTATCGTGTCCAACAAATACTATTTTACCCTTAGGTATTGCTTCTGCCCAGTCGTAAACTCTATGAGCATACATTTGACCGTTGTATTCAACCTGCTTTGAGTTATCAACTTGACCGTATAAGAATACACTTTCCATAGACTTCTTGGTTATCTTTTTTGTTTCCCAAAACTCAGGGTGTACACCACCGTGTGTAAAGAAAAAGTCTTTGTAAGTAGCATAAAGCGGTTGCTGAGATGCAACTTCTAATACTAAATCTTTAAAAAGATCTATACCAAAGTCTACTCTTGCAAGAGTATCTCTTTGAGGTTTGCCTAATTTAACGTCATTGCCTTTTGCCCAACGATAAAGTTTGTTATCGTGATTACCTTGTATAATAGTACCGTGTCCAGCATCAAGTATTTCTTTTGCTAGTAACATGGTTTCTAAAGGCTTTGGACCGTAATCTAATATATCACCTAATTGCAAGTAATATAAATTGTGTTTACGAGCATATGAATATGAAGTAGCAAAGTCAGAGAATACTGAGTGAACATCGCCCACTACTAGTAAACCTTTGTAACCTTCTAAATTAAGTTCCATAACTCCTACTCAACTACTTAATATACTATAATTATACTAAAAATAAGGGGTAAAGTCAACTGCTATTTCCAGTAACTTTCTAGTTTGCCTTCTCTAACTAAGTCTTGGCTCACACAATGTGGACCACCTGCTAGTGTTCTCATATGACGCATTTGAACTGGCACTGGTGTTACACCGTGTTTTTCCATTGCCTTCATTAAGTGTATCTCATCACTTGGTACTAATACATGCTGTGGGTCTATGCTGAGTACATTCATACCTATCCAACTACTTGCTGGAGCATAATCTTCTAAACATGGTTGCCCTACACACATATCTTCGTCATACCAAATAATATCCCAACCTTTGTATATTGCTGGCACCTTGTCTGCATCAACCCTACTGGCATTTAGAATAACTAGTCCAGGTCTTAGTGGCATAATGGTACTGTCAACATGAGCCCAACTGTATAAGTCATGCATCATGTGTACACGAAATTCGGGGCCTAGAGCGTTCTGTAACCACCTAGCACCCATTTCATTGCCTGTATTGGATATAAGGTACAGTATATCATAACCCATGCGTATGAGGTTAGCAGGGTCTAATATAGGCTCATTGTTGTTTACACTTGGGTCTCTGCCTGGCTGTATTTTAAATAAATCATCTTGTAAACGTGGCTTAGGCATCTGTAACCAATTGGCACCACCCATCATCTTCTCTTGAAAGAGGTCTCTGAATAGAAAAGTTTCATGGTACCTTGCTCTCAAACTCATAGCACCTTCTATGATTTTGTCACCTATCACAGTAACACTATCACGTGGACAGTATGCTTCATATTGGTCTGTGTCCCATAAGCCGTTGCTAACGTTCGCTGTAAAGTCTATAGCATTTAGGTTAGGCCTATGTACCTTTACACCGAAATCGTTGCTTAGAACGTTACACAATGCGTCTAAGTCCTCTTCTGCTTCGGTATATACATGCTCTGGGTATCTACCCTTAGGCATTTGTGCATACTGTTCAGCACTTAGGTTGGCATAGTTGGTTGCGTGGTGCGAAAGGTCTCCGTGTGGAATGTTGGCGTCTACGGCCGTTCCTATTATTACTTCTTTGAGAGTGTCCCATTCATTACAGGACCATAGATTTTTATTCTGCGTCATGTGTAGTATTTACTACAACTGACTCAATACTGCCTATATTATCTGGTTTTTTACTAGGTGCTCTTGCTAACTCTATGAATGTGAGCATGTCGCCTGTATGCTCAAAGTAAATTCTCCATATGTTATCACTACCAAGTGTAGACATATGAAGTAGACCTTGCCCGTGCTCATCGAAGTGCGACACTAAATCAAATATAGTGTCGTCTTCCATTGTATTAGAATAAATGCAAATTTTGTTTTTCATTAGGTTCTCATAGGTTAGAGTACCTTTTAAACCTTCTAGTTCACCTACACCTAATTTTTTACTTACGTGAATCTTCATGCTTTATACTTCACTGATACGCCATATGGTGCTTCTGGAGTTCTACCACCGTAGCCAGAGCCATGAATAATAAACAATGTATCACAGTAGTCTTCATCACCCCAACTACCCCATGGGTAACCATCTGTGAATACAATTAACTTCTGCGGAACAATGTCTTCTTCTTTGAGTCGATCAAACATACAATCAAACTCAGTACCACCACCGCCTTCAATTTCAATGTCATAAATGTCATCAACGTTAGTTGAATCAAACTCATGAATTGTGTATGTAGATGTATCAAAGAAACAAAGTCTAAGTTTAAAGTTAGTGTATTGCTCCATGCAACCTTTTACTTCGCTTAGAAGGTCTCTTAGCATTTCATCTGACATAGAACCGGAACTATCAATAAAGCAGAACACATCTAAGTCTGTGTCGTAGTCCATACCTGGTAAGTATACTCTTTCAGCAATACCTTTTCTAGCAGGTCTCATAAATGTAAAATCATTCTTTACAACACTTTGAATATTAGTTGCAAGTAACTCTCTCCAGTCTAACTCAGGGTTAGTAAGATCTTTAATCATCTTCCTAACACCATTAGGAAGATCTTTATTACCAGCACCTTTGGCCGCATTCATTACTGCTTCTTTAACTTCGTCGTTGATCTGCTGTCTTTCTTCCTTAGAATATGCTGGTGGGCCATCTTGCTTATCACCACCATCTACATTACCTTGTGCACCTTGACCATCGCCATCTTCCTCGCTATAGTCCAAATGCATATCAAGTGTTTCTTGGGTAACATGCTCAGCATTTTCATACAAGTCATCATAGATCTCATCTGAAATCCAGTTCTGATATTTGTAATCAAAACAAATATTAACTTTGGTAATTCTCTTACCAATGTTGTTTTCTACTAAGTCCATATTCACAACATAGTCATTTGCTATGTTCCAAAGACGAGGATCTCTGTTACCACGTCTGTCCATATGGTCATAAACATTATGTAGAACTTCGTGGCCCATCAAAAAGATCAGTTCGTCATCATCTAACGAATTGATAAACTCAGTATTATAAAAAAAGTATCTGCCATCTGTTGCGGCAGTTGGGCACCAACTTGATGCTTCTTGTAATTGTAACCTAGTTGCTAAGTTACCAAAGAAACCATTCTTAAGAAGCAGTTGCACTCTAGCAGTAATTAATCTGTCCTTTACTGCTTGATCTGTATTTTGTGCTAAATTGTTCATTGTGTGTTCTCCTACAAACTATACTTATATTATACTAAAAATTACCTGGGAGGTCAACCTATTATTTGGATAAAAAGGATGGGGGGACCTTGTAGATCCCCCCTTAGTCTGTGCCGCTTAGTGTAGGTTGTAGGAGTAACTGGCGACACAGAGACTAACTAGTCGATGTTCATGTATTTGCCGTATCGATCAACCCACTCATCAATACGTTTTACGTCTGCAAAGTCAACATCAATGTCATACTCGCTCAATGCAATTTTACAGCCTAATACACACATCTCAGGTTCGAAGTTGTCCATTAAGAAGTTAATGAAGTTATTGAAAGCCTCTGTGAGTTCTTTCTCTTCACCATTGTCTTGAATGTTCTTCAACTCATAACTCATACCAACTGTAAGAGCATACTTAGAAGATATCTCAAGTTTCTTCAACTCCTTGACCTTACCTGAAAGGATTTCAGATGGCTTAGGAAGTTTAGAAGCATTCTTCTTATGGTTCATAAACTTGATTGCCATACCTTCACCAACCAAACCAGTTACAATGTCCATTTCCTCTTCATGAGTCATGTCACTGTCTTCTAGCATTTGGCTAACGAATGCCCAAGACCTAGGAGTAGCAAAACTCCTGCTTGAACTCTTTGGATCAAAGTCAAAAAGGTCTTGTTTAGCAAAAGCCAAGTAACCAACAACATCTGGGTTGATGTCATTATCAACTGCCCAAGACTGCCAATCGTCATGATTAACTTCAACTTCTAAGTGAAGGAATCTGTTTGCTAAAGGACTTGGCATCCTGTAAGTAACACCTTTATCAGTGTCTCTATTACCAGCCGCCGCAATTACCACGTTATCTGGTAATACATATTGTCCAACCCTACGGTTAAGGATCAACTGGTAAGCAGTTGCCTGCACACTTGGAGGTGCAGAGTTAAGTTCGTCTAAGAACAAGAAGACAGTTTCATACTGACTAGCAAGTTCTTCTGATGGTAGTTCGGCAGGTGCCGCCCACATCATTTTGTTAGTGTCCTCATCTCTGTAAGGATACCCTTTGATATCTGTTGGGTCTAGCAAAGCCATTCTCAAATCAATTAAAAGGTTGTTACCTTCTTCAGCGATCTGAGCCAGTACGTCGGACTTACCAACTCCTGGAGGACCCCAAATGAATACAGGACGTTTTTTAGAGAAAGCACGTTTGATGTGGTTCTTTGCCCTGCTTAGTTTTACTGTTCGAATGTTATCTGACATATAATTACTCCTACGAAATTATTTAATATGTATATATTATACTAAAAAACCTGACCTAGGTCAACCTTTTCTTTCTTATTTTTTAAATTAAAAGTTAATTCAACCAAGTAGCCTAATGCTTGTAACTCATCTAACCTAAGGAAAACGTCACTATCAGAATAAGTTTTAGGGTCAGATATCCAATTATGTTTACCTGCCCTAGCACTAAATTTATCTAAGTAACGGATTTTATAATCCAAAGATTCGACGTATTCCATTATGCTACTTGTTGAACTCCTGAAAGAACATCAGAAGTGATGTCCTTAAAACCCCAACTATCAACAATGTGATATGAATCATCAACTGAATCAAATACAATGTCGCCAACTGAAAGAGAATGCATGTCACGATATGTAACAACCTCACCATCTTTCCTAGTGAACGTCTTCATTTTGAAACCACTTACGAATGTGTCGAACCACTGATCTAAACCAGTGTCGTCATCATAGTAGTAACCATTCAAAATTTTGAATACTTCTTCTAAGTTGCTGTCTTCAAAGTGAGCAACTTCACAAACTTGGGTATAATGATTAAACATTTCTCCCTTGAAACCTTCAGCACCTCGCATCACTTCCATGTGTGCGTTATACTCAGGATATTTTTCAGCGGCACCTGTGTGTCCTCTGTCGTTAGAATTAACGAAATCTGTAACTTCGTCACTTAACTTGATTTGAAATACTTTGTACATAAAAACTCCTACCTTTTTACAAATTATGCATATATTATACTAAATTTTGGGGTACTGGTCAACCTATTTTCAGTAAAAATTGTATGATTTTCGTACAAATGATAAATACTTTTGTAACATAATTGTAACATAGAGTTTGGTATTCTGTAACAGAGCCCAATAGGGATGAAGTTACTGCAAACCTACTAGCAGTTATGTTAGAATATCACAGGAGAATAACATGGCGAAGTCCTTAGGAATAGTAGCCAGTGCAACTCATCGTTTCGCATTGGTCACTTGGAAAAAATTAGATACACTGATGAAATCAGGTCGTATGGAAAACGTGCAAGATATAATTGCATCGTAGACACAACCACTAAAAAAGGGTCCTAGGACCCTTTTTTTATACAGTACCTAAATACTTACTTTTCGTTAACGAATGCGTAAAGTTCTTTGGCTGTATTGATTACTTCCTCCGGAGAGATCCAGATAACCGGTGCTGATTTACCTTCTCTGTGATCTTCTGGGATACTGTAAAATGAATGTACTTCCTGGTCTCTGTTATTTTCTAACATGCCCATTGCCATTCCTAAGATATCGGTTCGTAGTTCGAACCCACTTTTTCCTTGTGACATAATTTTCTCCTTGTGTGTCAGTGTGTATGTACGTTAATGTACATTAATATTTACTCAGAGAGATCGTCTTTGGTAGGATTTTTTGGTTTGCGGAGACCTTGTAACCATTTCTCCAAGTTCTGACCTTTCAGTTTAAGTATAACAGAATCCTTTTCGCTGAATAGCACTAACTTTTTATTGTCTACAAAGTAAGGCCATTGCATAGTTTGATCTAGTTTAACTACTGCTTTGTTTGATAATTTAAAGTTATCTAGTTTAAAATTATAGCAAGTAAAACTCTTTTCCATAAGTGTTAAACCGTACTTGGTGAGTCTAACTCCTATAACCTTGTTACCTCTAATCCTGTGATTTTTAAAAAACAAAGGCATAATGTCAAGTACAGAATACTGACTAATATCTAATTCTTGTTTGATTTTATCTACTATTTTATATTGTAAACTATTTTGAATTGCCATTTTTGACTTCATCTTCACTTACAACAGGCCCACTTTCTAATTTAACTACACAAAATTCTTCTGTGTTAAATTGTTTGTTTAGCCGCTCTGCTAAGTTAAATGCATGTCCAGGATTAGAAAAACTAGTTTTCTTATACTTTGGTCCAGGATAATCTAAGTAAGAATGCATAGTTCTTAGATTAATTGGCGAACCTTGAAAGAACACACTAAAAACGTTTCCAGCCGCTAGTACCTGCTCTGTTTTATAATTTGTAGTATCGTGATGCTCTAAAATTACTGTTGGTTTTGGTCTACTCATGTATGTCTCCTGTACTTTTATTTATCTAAAATACAGTTAAAACATACTTTAATTAATTAGTTTTGACCTAAGAAGATGTTGAAAACCTCCTATTCTTTCTCCATCTACGAATATTTGTGGTACAGTATTAACGTTATCTCCGCAACTTTCGTAGAATTGTGTGCGTTTATCGTCATCATCTAATACTGTTTCTGTGAATTCATATCCATTAAGATCTAACACTTGTTTTGCCATAGTGCTATAAGGACATGTAGTTTTTGTATATATTTCAATTTTCATTTTGCTTTAACATATACCAAGTAAATTTAGCATGGTCTTCTTTTGTTTTAAAACTTACAAATGCCCTATCGTCTTTGTGTGGTTCGGTAATATAAGGCTCAGTTCTTTTAAACCACCAACCAAATCCATTTGTTATATTATCTTCGCACCATTTTAAGTAATGATGATTAATACCATAACTAGGCATTTTGTAATTGTATTTATATTTGGCGTTGTATGTACCTTTGTTAAAACTCACGAAACCATGTTGCCTTGTTAAAAAACTAGAACTTGCCGCCATCGGCATTCAACGTTAGGCTTTTCTTTGGTTTTATCTCATCGACTTTTGATACGTCTTGTAATGCTTCAAGTAAATCGTTAATGTCCAATGTTACTTCAGAACTTCCGATAGACTTATAGTATTTAAGATTCTCAATCAGAGTTTTTAATTTCATTTCTTTTGATCTTATTAAGTTCTTTAAGTCTGAATCTTAATTCATCCTTGGTTTTAAAAGGGCCTTCGTAGCCATATTGGAATAGTGTACTTGCTTTAGGACAGTAACCATGTTTCCAACCTTTCTCAAAGTTAATAGCATACCAACCTGCCGCATACAATACATCGCTGTTTGCAGTTTTACTGAATAGTGGTACATCTTTTGTGTACTCAGGGTGGTCAGGTGTAATAAGTTCAGGTGATGGAAAAGGTATTTCAAATCCTGCAATAAACATTTTATCTGGTTGTATTGCACTTTCAACAGTTTGTTGCTGGAATACTCTAGCACCAAAGTACTTTTCTACTGCTCGATCGCTTTTAAATTTTTCCTTAATATCACTTGCCAAGTATTCATAATCACCTTGGACATTTTGATATAAGACACCTACGTTCCCACGATGTTGATCTATTACTAGCCAACTTGCATCATCAACCTTCTTAATTGTTGCTTTTTTACTCATCATTATTCTCCTTAATCAACTCTCGTTGTCTTGTTATTTGTCCTGTTCTTTTATTTGTTGTTGATGTACATTGAAATACTGTTTTACCTTTATCAGGTGATTCAAATGTAACCAACGTTTCCTCTGGACCATACTTAATGGCATCCCATATTTTTCTTATTGTTTCTGACATGCGTTAAGTATTTCTCCAAATTCTGTTGCGGCATCTGTAAGTTTAGGCATATTCCACTTGTTACAGAATTTCATAAAATGTATTCCTACATTTTGCACTTTGTCTTTGTTAGATGATTCGTTAAATACTTCTCTAATAGCAGTTTTAATTTCATCTGGTTGTTGTGTAAGATCAATAAGTATTTTATTACGTTCAAAGTCATCTATTACTCTGTGCTCTTGCTCATTGTGATCTACCCAACGTTGTAACATAAAGTTATTGTAGTCAAAGCCTCCACGTTCCATATCAGCATAGGCTTCTAGCATACCTGTTTTGTTTTTACTGCCTTTCTTTCTAGCACCTGGAAAAGCAGAGAAGATGTTATCTGATGTATCACCTCTTACACACTTTTCAAACAGTAACCATTTAGGGTCTGGTACTGCTTTAGGCTCTTGTGTCTTTTTATCAATAGCACGTTTCATAGTCTTTGCTTCGTATATGCCATCTATCTTTACTATTTGGTCTGTTACACCATTATACTGACTGATGTTATTGCTTATAAGTTGATAAAAGTCACTGTCTGTGCTAACAATAACGTGTTCGTCATTTGGGTGTTCTTGTGTCCACATAGCAATTAAATCATCTGCTTCAGATTGTGGTTGATGTAATACAGTACAATTAGT